TGATTAAGATCGTAGATACCAAAGTCCTTGGAAAACTCTTCGGTTACAGTTGCTTCCGCAAGAATGTTTTTCATCACACTGATAGTGCGAAGTTTGTTCCCTTCTTTGAAAAGGATAGATTGATTGATTGAAGAGAAGTTCTTCAGTACAGAAAGAGTTTTATCAGAAAGTTTCATAGGTGCCCTTAGTTTCATTGTGAAGACCGGAGAAATGGTAGAGAAGAATGCAGTAGTGAATTGCCTTCAAAATATCTTGCTTTGATTTACCATTTTTCTTTCCAAATCGGGAAAGATATTTAATTGCATTAGATCGGCAGAAAGGTTCAGCATCACCAATACTTTCAATTAGATCTAAAGTTTGTGTTTTACTATCTTTAGAAGTATAGTGGGATTTGTAAGTTGAAGAAAGATACTCACGTATTTCTTTCATAGTTTTGTCTTCTTCATACTTCCAAAATCCATTATTGGAAAGCGAATCTAAATTCAAATTCATTTCTGGAATAATGTCAAATTCGATTTTGTCACCATTGGATACGGTATTTCCATAGTTAAAGGATTCCATGTAATCAGAATTAGAATGCGTTCTAATAAATTCGGTGCAGTGTTCATCTGTAAAATCAATTTTATCTTCATTCATAGCATCATAAAGAAAACTCCAAGCATTAGTCATTATATCATTCCTGGGTGAGATTGGCAACATTGTTTTCTACGGGCATCTCAAAGTCAGCATCGACCTTATCATACAGTTCCAGGAATGCCTGCTTAGTTTCATCATCGAAACGATTCACACAAACTTGAATTGCCTTTGCTTTATCACCAAAGATGTTGTATGCCTGGACAATGTGAACCAGGCGGCGGGTGCTGATGATTTCCTCAATACCACCATCATAGAAGGTCTTACGGATAATATCTGCCCAGTCAGCAAGTCGCTTGCAGAAATTATGATCATCACACAGTTTGTTGAGGATCCTGGTTTCGATGGCAGCAGTGGGATACTCCTGCTCAAAGGTCACAGGGAAACGCTCTAGAAACGCTTCATTAAGGACATTGGTGCCAATGAAACGACCATCATCAGAACCTTTACCCTTTGTGTTTGCAGTAGCGATGACATTAAATCCTTTTTTAGGATGAACCATCTTACCAATCTTCTTCAAGAATACTCCTTTGCCTTCCAAGATCGATTGAAGGCAAAGAATCTTGTTGGAAGCCAGGTCAATCTCGTCAAGCAGTAGAATCGCACCGCGCTCCAAGGCTTCGACGACCGGACCATTGTGCCAAATGGTTTCGCCATTGACAAGACGGAATCCACCAATGAGATCATCTTCATCTGTTTCAATCGTAATGTTTACACGAATAAGTTCCCGACCCAAAATCGCACACGCTTGCTCAACCGAGAATGTTTTACCGTTTCCAGATAGACCAGTAATGAACGATGGATAAAATACACGGGACTCAATAATTTTCTTAATATCAGTAAAGTTACCAAACTTGACGAAGGAATCATCTTTACGGGGAATAAGGTTTTGTTCGATCGCTGGCATAGCAGCAGGACCATTATAGGTAATTTCCAGATCTTCGACAGTATCAGGTGTTACTTCCAGATTCCACTTGCCACGACCGACCTTATACTCTTCAAGTTTCTTGGTCACAGTAGCATAGGCAGTTCCATTCATAGCGCACCAAGCACGAATATCCCCAGTAGTGATTGATTCACCATAGAGATTTTGAAGTGAAGTGCGAACGTACTCCGTGGACAGACTCATTTGCTTTGTTTGAACTGAAGTCATTGTAGACGAAAAAGGAGGGTTTCAAACCCTCCCGTAGACACCTTTTAGATTGTCTGCTCCTGGTAGTATCGCTCAGAAATAATCTTGGCAGTATAACCAGGGTAATATTTGTTCACCATGGCACTGACACCCATAGCTGTGATAGCACTTCTCACAACTATAAGAACTTCTTTAGTGTCCTCCAAAACAATATGCTTGAAAGGAAGTTTATGCTTTCTACTCATACCACCAGCGAAATAAATTCTCCAAGGACTTTCTTATTTAGTTTTTTAGTCTTCAAACTTTTAACAAAAGCAGATTTAATCTTTGCTTTTGTTGCACCATCATCCACATCAAATTCAGATTCTTGAGAAAGAGATGATGCAGACACTCCAAAGTATGCATCATATCCAGAATCTTTAATACAAAAACTTCTCAGTTTGACCCAATCCTGTAAAACTTTGGTCTGTGTTTCAGAATTACAATGCATTCTAATAAATCCTTTAACATCACGACCTTCAAGAACACGGATACCAATAAAGTTTACTGAAGGGAAATTATCCTTAAGATTCTTAAGCATCAGATCAGTAAATGCATTCCAACGATATCCAACACGATATGTAGTGCCAAGTTTACGATCACGAACAAATGTGTTATCAGCAGACAAACGACGGGTGCCAATGTATCGGTCATTTGTCAGATTAATTTCAACATGACGAGCAAGTGTATTTGCTTCACCATCAGTCAGAACAATGCACTGAACTTTTTGAACATCGTTCTCTTTCTGAAACTTGGGAAGAATCTGATGAAGAGAAACCATTGCTTCATTCAAGGGTGTTCCAGAAAGTGCAAGTTGCTCTGGAATACTATATCGACATCCCCAAGAAGATGAATAGTAATTAGCAACACGCCAGATATTGTTCATTTGCCTTTCCATTTCTTTAGATGAAACCTTACTGGTCAAGATATTCATCATTGTGAAATTTTCAGGAACGCAAAGAAGACCCTCTTTTCTTTCATAGTGATGTACAAGATTTGCCGGAATATATTCCTTGTTACTGTGATCATATACTGGGCGATTCCAATCGTTAGTGAATGCATAAACATCAAAAGGAATAGAAACTTTTCTACAGAACCATATCAAGTTGAAAAGTTGCTTACAAGTATCCTTCAAGACATGAGACATTGATCCAGACCAATCAAGCACAAATACAAGACCGTGATTCTTTCCATTGGCAAGTGTTGTCACTTTCCTGAACAAATCCTCATTGTATTTGTAGGTGTGAAGTTTAGAACAATCCAGAACTCCGGTACGTGATGTAGTAGCACGGGCATAAGAATCTGCTGCTTTACGACATTCAAATTCTTTTACAAGGTAACTAACTTCCTTCTGTGCAGAACGTTTGAACTTTGTATACTCAGAGTCTACATCACTATAGATATCATACCCAGTTGCACTATTAGAAGCACAAAGATTAAAAGTGTTATCTATTGCAGAATGTACATCTTCATTTTTTGCAATTACGGTATCAAGATTTACTTTAGGAACTTCAACATAAATGTTATCAACACCAACATCTCGAACAAGATCACGTAAACGCTCCTCAAGTTTATCTACAGTCTTAGTTTCTGGTTCATAATCCTCTTCAATTTGACTATCACCAGGTCCTTCAATTTTCTCTTCACTTTTATTCTGGGATTGTTCAGACTGTTCTCCATCAGAACCACCCTCAGAAGTTGGCGTTTCAATCTGTGGTTGAGGTTGCTGTGTGATTTCAGTCCCACCACCTTGTTCTTGTTGTGGTGTTTCAATATTAGAAATCTTTTCTTGTTTCTTCTCTTCCTTACAGAACTTGTACAAAGCTTCCGCAGCAACCAAAACATCTGCAAAAGTTTCACAATCAGAAATCATATCAATGATTTCTTTTTCACTATCTTGAATAGGAATATTAGTATGACCACCAATCTTGAAGAACAGATTTGCACGATCAGCAAGATTCATCTTTGAGACATCTTCGTTCTCTAGGCAGAAAAAATCTTGTTCGGACAGTTCCTTATATCCTTTGAAAAATGTTTTACCAAGACCAAGATACTTACGCTTCATCAACTTTTCAATTCTTGCATCTTCAACAATATTCACAAAAGAATGTGGAATATTTGCCGGAGGATCTTCATCAGGAGTGAACAGTGCATGTCCAACTTCATGACCAACAAGCATATCATAGACATCATTGCTTGCCCTTTCCCACTGAGGCAAGGTCAGAACCCGTGTATGGACATTGAACTGTGCCGTTTCAATAGAACGGTGCTCAACTATCAGGTCTTCAGTTGCAAGCAGTTTGGCAAGTTGTGACTTGATTTCGTGTTGAACGGGCATGTGTTTCCTTGTCTATAAGACCAGTATACAAAAAAAGGTCGCCCTTTAGACGACCCTGTGTACCTCTTCTTAAATTGGCGTAGTGCTTCACGCCTTGCTCTCATTGCCTGTGGTTTCAATTTTCGTTTCTTCTCCTTCCGGGAGTGATGCTTCCAATTTGGAACTTGCATTTTTCTTTATAGATTCGTTTATCACCCTATCATACCATAGGGTATTGTTTTCATCTATCAATTTGCCTTATGCGAAAAACCTTTTACTTTTTCAAATTTTATCACACTGGCAAATCTGTCATCCATACCAGTCTTATGTGAGATGACAAATACATTTGCATCTTTAATTACAAAACGAATAATCTTTAGAAATTCTTCTGTACCAAATCCATCAAGAGAACTATCAAACACTTCATCCATAATTAGTAGATTAGTATTGACAGAATTTTTCATTCTAGCAACTTCACGCCATGTAAACAAAAGTGCTAGGTCGATTCTCATCTTTTCCCCTTCACTAAAAGAAGCGTAGGAAAAATCTTCATGGATTGGGGACTGGACGGTTTCGTTAAATTCCTCATCAAGTGTGAAGTTGATGTAGAAGTCCATCATTTGAAGATAACGATTGACTTGCTGATTTATCAGCGGTAGATACTTCTTTATGATTTTGGATTTTACTCCACCGTCTTTAAGAAGACTATACGAAAAATCGTAGTAGTCTATTGTGTCCTTACGTTGAGCGAGTTCGTCGTATGTTGTTTTTAAGTTGTCTTTAAGAGATTCTAACTTTTCATTTTCAATATTTCTATTTGCAAGTTGGTCGGTAATTCTTTGAATTTCCGATTCCAGATCTCTGATTTGTCGTTGACATCCAGCGATCTTAGTATTGTTCTTAGAAATGCCATGCGTTAAAGTTGTTGTCTCCTTACTTAAGAATAAAAATTGACGCTCTCGCTCTTCTTCCTTATTAATTGCGTCCTCTAGTTCTTGATAACCAGATTGCAACTCCTTTGCTTTATCTTGAGCGTCCTTAATTCTATTTATTCTGAAGGTTTCTTCAATGTCCTGATTGCAAGTAGGGCAGACCGTATTCTCTGTGAAGAATTTATGTTCTTTAGTTATAGTCGCTACTTTATTAGAAATCTTACCTTTTAAATTGCCAAGCTTTCGCAGTTTATCAGTTGCACCAGTTACTTCTTCAATTTCTTTGTTTAATTTAAATACATCCTCTTCAATAATTTGATTTGAAAGCATCAAATTATTTTCTTCAATAAGAAGTTCTTGAATTTTATTTTCCTTTTGCTTTACGTTTTCCTTTCCACGACACTCAAGTTCTTCAATAAAGTTTTTTTGCATTTCAACTTTATCAAGAAGAGACTCTTTCTTCAACTCAAGAACTTTAACTTCTTCTTTTATAGAACGAATCTTTTCTTTTAAAACTACATTCATTGTAGAAAAAATACGAATATCAAGAAGATCTTCAATAACATCTCTACGATTAGATGCTGTCAATTGCATGAAGGGAACGAATGTGCTACTCCCAAGAATGACAATCTGTGTGAAGGACTTGTAATTCATCTTCAATACATTTTGCTCAAACCATTTCTGTTGGTCTGCAGCAGAAGACGCTTGATCTAAAAGAGAATCATCTCTCCAGATTTCAAAAATAGCAGGTTTAATACCACGAACAACCTTCCATGAAGTTTTTCCAATTGTAAATTCAACTTCTACTTTACAGTCTTTGTCATTTACAGAGTTTATAAGTTGTGGTTTATTAATTTTTCGGAATGCTCTTCCAAACAAAGAAAAGGTAAGAGCATCCAAAACTGTGCTCTTACCTGCACCATTTGATCCAACAATCAAATTAGTGTTAGTGTCGTTTAATTGAATTTCAGTAAATTGATTTCCAGTAGAAAGAAAGTTTTTCCAACGGACTTTTTCAAATAAAATCATGTTCAGTGTCTGGAGGTATTACGATATCATTTTTTGTAATAAGTGAATATTGATATCCATGCATTTCACAAGTTTTCAACATCACTTCATCGTCTATTTCTATTACATGCATTTCTGGGTAATCGTCTTCTTCTAACATCATAGCATACCGAATGGCATCATCTTCTTCTGCAAACAAATACAGGATTTGTTCTCCCAATTCGTCCTTTACAGAATATGCACCTTCGGTTTCTCTGCCATTGATTGTTAAAATAAACATTCTAGATTAGTTCACATGCCTCTTGATATGTTGCCCTCATTATATTTTGGACTTTAGATTTATCAAGTTTTATTTCTGCCTCCTGAATATATCTATTCAAGATTGAAAGGGTATCTTCTGATTCTAGCACATCAAATTCTTCCGGTTCTTGAATATCAAAATTTTCTATGACCTTAAGATCAGCAACTCCACAGGAATAAAGTTTATCAATTACCTTTTCAAATTCTTTTTGTCTCGGTTTATTTCTTACAATTACTTTGACAATCTTATTTTCATAAGGTCTTGTATCTAAAAGTGATGCTGAATCATCATCATAGTAAAGAATTTTAAAAAGTTGATACGGATTGTCTATGTGAAAATGTTCAAAAGTTTCTGTATCAAGGATGGTGAATCCTCTCCGATCACCGACATCGTTCCAGAACATTTCGTAGGGGTTTCCCAAGTAATAGATCCGTCCATTATCCGATCGAGTGTGATAGTGACCGCTGAAGACATGGGAGAACTTCTCAAATAACTTGCTTTCATGACCATGCTCCATGATACACCCTCGATGAGCTCTAAATCCGATGAGTTCAAGGTGCCCCATCGCGTAGTTGCAAGTTGTACTTTTAACAAGTTTATAAGTTTTTTCTTCATTTTCAGAATTAATCCAAGGAATAAACAATACATCAGCGTCACCTAATTTGACTTCTGTTGCTTCTGGGTAAACAATTACGTTATCATATTCACGCAATAAAAGATCTACTGCATTGACATCATTGGTATTTTTATAATATGCAGTATGATTTCCTACAATAGTGTGAATGGTGACACCCATATCACGAAGTCTAT